CTTGGATTACGTTTGCTTCGTTGGTTTTGATAACTATATTTTGATGGATCCTTGCGGTATTCATCCAATAGTTTTAATAATTCTTCAATCCATTTTTCGTCTTTTTCATATATCCGAAAGTGGGTTTCCACAACATCAAAGACTTTTTTCCAGATTATTTCATAAATATCATCCTTGAAAATTTTATCAGAAATGTTATCGGTATAGAGATCGTTATAAGAAAGTTTGTTTTTCCAGTTGAATTCTACCAGCCAATTAGTTCGGGTTAGTTTTAAGCATAATTTGTATGCTATGAATGGAATATCTTTGCATTGCGTTAGTTCCCAGCAATAGGTTTGCATTTCATTAGCAATCCGATTAAGGAAGTTATTTTCCATCCATTCAGATTTGTTTTTGAAGTCAGAACCATGTTGGTCTATCCATTTGCCATGAAATTCTTCAACGGAATTTTCAAGATGTTGAAATAGATCATTACGATGTTTTAGATCAGATCCATCATATTCATCTTCCGTAAATATATCCTCTTGATTAAAGTATTTTCCCAAATCTTTTCCACCATAGTCAGCAAGATGTGAGGATTTATCCCAATCATAGTTCCATTCGTAATAGCATGCACCATGTATCTTTTCAATGTGATCATTAGATAAATGATCCACAGCGTCCAGTACGGATACAACCAAGGCATTTAATTTCTTTTCATCCATGTTTTCTAAAATATTATTTCCATAGTGTAAAGATCGGAAATAATCTTCCAGTTCATGTTTTTCTAAAAAACCATCTTCTTCGGCTATATTGGAATTGATTGCTTTTTCATTTAGACGGCCCATTATATAGGCTTTTACCCATATTTCTTTTTCTTTGCGATCCATATTTTCCTTTCATTTGGATTGCTGGGGTTATTCCCATTGTTACAGTATACCATCAAGTTTATCTATTGTCAATATAAAAAACAATCTTTTTATCGAAAAAATTTCGTTCTTGCACCTAGCTTTATAAGCTCAGCCCCCTAATTTCGTCTATTTTATTTACTTCTGACAGATCGTCTTTATGATTGACAACCCCGATTCTTTGTGTTATAATACTGTATAATGGGTAATTTTATAGCAAAACCAATGAAAGGAGGTCCTTGGAAGAGGGTGCTAGTGCCTTTGACTCGATCATCATCTTAGCTGTATGTCTAATCATCGCCTTGGCTGCTGAACATCCTGGGGTGTTCATCATCCCAGGTTTTTGGTTTATCATCCCAAGTGCTGTTCGTGCTTGGATCATGGCTTGCATCTATGCTGGGTTCGTGTTCTTACTCTGTACTTTGATCTTTTAGGTCAATGATCCTTGAACCATGCACCACAAAAGTTCTCACAAGATCTTACACACGGCAGGTCTTACAAGGTCTTACACGATCGACTAGTCTTTTTAGCTTTTTTAGCTTTCCCAGCTAATTTAGCTAGGGTCCGAGGGTACTAAAAAAAGGGTCCTCAGAACGAGAACCCTTGGTCACCTCCTTCCTATTTTTCTAATTCTTTTATCTTCGAGTAGATAGCATTAATAATCTCCCCTCGTCCTTGCATAACGTGAAGTTTCTTAGATGATTGAACCAAGGTCTCTTGGTCGGTTAGCCCAGCATCATTAATCTCTTGAACTACTGAGGTCATTTCTTGCATCTGTAATTCTGCATGATTAGTAATGAATTCTTTTAAATGTCTATATTTATTTCTAACATCCATAATCTATCTCTGTTGGGTTGTTTAAAAAAAGGGCCCCCAGATCGAGGGCCCAAGAACACCTTATGCAGGTGCTACGATGCAGGATTTATCGAGAAAGTGTCGATTATCCTTTTTGCCGACCACCAGGCCATATGGTGCTAGGTCTTTGCGGATCGTTCCAAGGTAAACCTGGAGATTGTTCTTGTTCATCCCCTTGTCCCATCCCTGGTTCTGATACCATTCCATCAATTCTGGAATGCTGGTTCCACCATTCAAGAGCATGGTCAGAACCTGGTCGTATTTACAACCAGGGCGATAGCCCTTGAAGGGTTTACCAGATTTCTGAGAGGCCAGGTGGTCTTTCAACCACTTGGGCCATTCCCGAGCAAGGGCCTCCAGTTTGGGTTGATCTTTTTTGGTTTCTGCCTGGGTGGCCTGGTCGGCCTTGATTGTTTTTGCCATCTTGTCCTTTCTTAGATAGCGTTCCTGGATTCGGTGCTCACCCAAAACACCTGTTCTGGGTTCCGTTCCATTGTTTAAGTATATCATCAAGGGTGTCTATTGTCAACATAAAAAACAATCTTTTTTAAACTTTTTTTAAGCTAAATTAGCTAACCAGTTGGCTTGACAGTTGCATTTCTGAGTCGGGTAATGCAACTGCCATACCCTTTAGTTCTCACTCGGTATTTGAATATTCAGATAATCAGATATAGCTCAGAGAACCTTTAGTTCTTACTCGGTATTTGAATATTCAGATAATCAGATATAGCTAGAGCTAAATTAGCTAGAATATCGGGGATGAAAAAATAGGGGAACGAGCGTTCCCCCCATCTTGATTATTTATAGGGATAGTTGGAACATATCCTTGGATCGTGATTTTGATCCAGATCATCGGATATAGAATTGTAATTTCCACCATGAGTATCGGGGGGTAGTTCCAATAGATAATAATCCCGATCTTGGAAAAAATTATACGAGTCGGACAGATTATATTTAGCGATCACCATTTCAAAGCATTCCTTTTCTGGAATCCATCGTTCGCTAATTATTTCGTATAGATCGTTTAGTTCTAATGTTTCGATAAAACTTGTGTTATCCTTGATTCTAGGATCTATCTGGTTCATCATTGATTCTACCAAATATTTCACCATTTTGCTATTCATCAAATATGCTTGTTCCATGTTTTCCTTTCATTTCATGGATTTCTGGGAAAATTCCCATTGATTAATTGTCCACCCAAGAATGTCTGTTGTCAATACATAGAACTATCTTTTTTTAAGCTAAATTAGCTAGGAGAAAATAATAAAAAAAGAACCGAGGATCCAGGGATCCTCGGTCTTACACGCTATACTTCGTTTGTGAGTAAGCGTTGTCTTACACGATCAATCGTATCTGTCTTGATCTGATATTCATCTCCCCCATACCAGCCATCCTCGTCCTGGTAGAAGTCGAAGATCTGCTTATCGATCTCATCTAATAAGTCCAATAGTTGCTTTTTCGAAAACATTTCTTTTGAATGCTGTTCGTTGATTCTATCAACGTGCTCCTGGATTCGATCCGCAGCACCAGCATCATAGCCAAATGGTATAGTTTTTAATTCCATCTTGAATTTTCGTCTTGAGTTTTCATAGCCAAAAAGAAGAGCCTAATGTCCTTGGATTTCAATATCTCATCCAAGGTCTTATACGACTTTACGAATTCGGTCACAAGATCTTCTATTTCATGACAATTGTAAAGCCAATCCCAGTAGCCTAGATGCTCATCGTTCCGAGATCGCTTTTCGATTTCATCGAAAGCATGCTGTCGTAATTGTTTTGCTAATTGTATTTGTGCTGTTTCCATAATCTATCCGTGGATGTGGGGGCCGCTTGACCCCCAAAATTAATTAGTGGTTATCCCATAAGCACGACCAGTGGTGCTTGATTTGATCCATGTCAAACGCTTTGTCGACTAACAATTCAAATTTTGCTATGCCATCACCAAAATAGTATGGTTCATCAAAAGCTATTTCAATGGTTATTGCTAACCATTCCCCCGCTGGATATATCAACCAAGCGGGGCAATGTTTTGTGCTATATTTTTTGATTTTCCAGCCGATAATCGGTGCTGGAAATGATGGTGATAATTGCTTGGTTTCGGGGTCGTATTCCGTGAAAAACGGCTGGCCCGTCACGTCCTGGATTTGATCATTTGCTTTTAACATTTTCATTAAATCGCTATTCATAGCGTTCCTTTCATTTGATTAGGCTGGGGGAATTCCCAACCATTTAATAATCCAACCAAGGACTGCTAATGTCAATCCATAGAACTATCTTTTATTTAGCAAGGTCTTACTCGTAAGGTCTTACTCGCTCGAAAGGTCTTACTCGGTAGCCTGACCTCGGTAGATAAATAAGCTTCGTTAGCTGGGTGAGCAATATTTAATTATTTGAATATTTAAAAAACCAAATATTCAATATTCGAATATTCAAATAATCAAATATAGCTTGATTAGCTACATTCAAATATTTGAATATTCAAATAATATGGCTGCGGAATCGGTAGTCGGAATATTTGAATAATCAAATATTCGAATATCGAAATATTTTCGATTTGAAAAAAAATGGAAAAAAATCAACTAAATTTTATTTTTTTTATTTTTTTTATTTACAATTAATGAAAAATGTTATATTTTGTATTTACCATCATAAAATAAATTATGATGGTTAATGTTAATTTTTAATATATGGTGTAATTATGAAAAATGTTAAATTGCCGACGGGCAAAAATGGAAATGATGGAAAACCGATCATCCAATCGGGCGAATCCAATGATGATCATGTCAATTTCATGGTCGGTGTTTATAATCGGAAAATTTCGGTTGATCATTCATGGTCAAAATTCCGACCCGGGTCAATTGGCCATGCGGTTTTTTCCGCAATGTTAAAATTCGGCAAAATATCGGTTTTTGATATTGCGGATTTTTATTCCAAAATTGGTCATGAATCGGGTCGCAATCGCAATAATTTAATGGTTTGGGGATCAAATGCCCGAACGGCGGGATTGGATTGCGTATCAAAATACGGAATTTTTTCCGTTAATAAATAATTAATCAACGGCCCGCAATTGCGGGCCATCATCAACGGATAAAATCATGCAAAAATTTAAATTTTTAATGGAATTCATTGGATTAATGGTATTTTGTTTATTGGGATATTCCATCATGATTATGGTTTTTTCAATTTAATCCATTAATCCAATTTGCCGATAACGAATCAACCCGTTATCGGCATTTTTTTGTTTCCACGTCTCCCCCTCCGTGGGACATTCTTCCTAGGGTCCTAGGGTTCGAGGACCAGTATCCATGAACATAGATAGAATGGTCCGAATATTGCATAAGAAAAATAAATTTTACATCTAGACTATAATACATTATATTAGGGGCATGGTAGATAAATACAGAGAGTGGATGCTCGAAAAGATGATAGAGTGCGAAGGGAATATCAAGAGATTCTCAGAAGAGACATCCGTATCGATTCCTGCCGTATATATCTGGTTGAGGACCAATGAACCCCTTGCCTTGGCTCGCAAGAAGGGTCAATACCTAAAGATGAAGAGAGAACTTATAATCAATGGATGTCTAGAAGAGGACCTCTAGTTCGAGCAGTACCCCTTCTTCAGGAGAAGAGGGAAGACATTAGAACCTGGTGTAGAGAAGGTGTGACTCCACAGGAGTTGTGCGTCAAGCTCGGAGTCACCATGAGGCAACTGGAGCGATTGATGGACGAGAGTCCAGAGCTCAAGGACCTCATAGAGATGTCCAAGGACATAGTCGATTATAGAGTCGAGGGTTCCTTGTATCGCCAGGCGACAGGATACTTTGAAGAGTCATCCGAGACGATCATCCACCCAGACGGAACACAGTCCACGAAGCTGATCCACAAATACTACCCCCCGAACATAGCTGCAACACAATTCTGGTTGAAGAATCGCCAGCCAGATCGTTGGAGAGAGAACGGAGGAGTCGTGGAGCAGGAAGAGAAACCACCACTGATAATAAACTTAACTCCACCAGAAGATGGAGATCAATCTATCCCCGATTCAGAGTCAGGTACTTCTTGATTCCCACAGAATGAAGGTCTTCGTCGCAGGACGAAGGTCGGGGAAGTCATTTCTCAGTGTTGCATTCTTGATTCGAGAAGCGTTGGCAGGAGACAATCGATTGGTGTTCTACGTTGCTCCGACCATAGGACAGGCTCGCGCTGTTGCCTGGGGACTTATGAAAGAGTGGTTGCCCTCATGGTACACAAAATCCTGGAATGAGACAAGATTGACAGTCATCCTTGGAAATGGTAGCCAGATCTCGTTACGATCAGCGGACAATCCAGATGCAATGCGTGGAGTTGGTCTCGATGCACTGGTCATGGACGAGATCGCAGACATGAGACCAGAGGTGTGGTACGAGGTTCTTCGACCTGCTTGCTCCGATAGACAGGCCAGAGTCATGTTTGTGGGAACCCCGAAGGGTCTTTCGAGTTGGGCGTTTGACATCTACAAGCGAGCCAGAGATGAGACCGACACAGATTGGATCTCGTTTACTTGCACCACGGCAGAAGCAGGATTCGTTCCCGAAGATGAACTCGAATCAGCCCAGAAGGATCTCGATCCTCGAGTCTATAGACAAGAATATGAGGCGAGTTTTGAGAGCCCCTCGGGAGTCGTATATCCGTTCTTTGATGAAGAAAATATACAGCCAGTCGAGGATGATGGAGGAAGAATCCTTGTAGGAATGGATTTCAACGTCAGTCCAGGCATGAGTGCAGTGTTAGGATCCAGAGTGATCGACGAACTTCACATATGGGACGAGATCTTCATTCCAGGAGGTACCACCTTTGATATGGCCGAAGAGTTATCTTCGAAATGCGACGATAGAGAAGTGGTTTGCTATCCTGACCCGTCGGGAAATTCGAGAAAGACTACTTCTCCGGTAGGAGTGACAGATTTTACCATTTTGAAGGATCATGGATTTCAGGTGAAGGCACCAAGACGTGCTCCGCTGATAACTGACCGAGTGAATCTTGTCAATCGACTGTTGTGTAATGCAGAAGGTATCAGGAGGTTGTATGTCAATGCAAGATGTAATAAACTTATAGAGAGTCTTTCTACGTTGGGCTACAAGGAGGGAACCAGTCAGCCCGACAAATCTTCAGGTTTAGATCACATGAGTGATGCGATTGGTTATCTGGTTTGTAGTGAATTTCCGATGAGATCCAGATCTGCCTCCATAGTTCGTACAATGGGGGTTGCTTGAGCTATTCTCGATGGATACACAGTCAGTTTTACACCTACTGGGCATCCAAGAAGTCAGATGAGAAAGAGGACCAGATATTCATGTGTCACATGGACCTTGAAAAGACTCATGAGATCACTTACAGCCAGGCAAAAGACTATCTAGTTGACCAGGAAGCCCTGATGTTTGACCTAAGATTAGATGAAGAAAGCGTAAAAGAGTTGACGTTTTATCTAAAACAGTTTATAGGTGATGTAGATGGACACTTTGATTCAGAAGGCTACATTGAATCCGTCTACGGATAATCCGAGGACAGGAGTCAGACGTACAAAAGAAGAGAAAGCTTTGATCTCTCGACCATGTAGAGTTGGGAATCAGCTTTTCATGAATGCTAGGTCAGTGGCTCGAAAGAAAGATATGAGCCTGACCACAGTTCGTCACAGATTGGTTTCTCCCACTTGGCCCAAATGGAGGTATCTTACTTGGGAGGAATCGAAGAAGGCATTCCCCCACTATAAAGAAAACGTCGGAAGACGTCGAATGTCCCTGAAAAATAGATTAAAGATGTCCAAACCCTTTTGGGGGGATGGAGAGATATATCTGTCAATATATGACTGTGTATCTAAAACGGGGTTGACTGTCTGCCCCATTCATCGTAGAATCAAAGAAAGTAGTTTTCCAGACTGGAGATATGCAACACAAGAAGAGATTGATCGTGCTGTAGCAGATGGGTTATTTAAGTAATACTAGGGATCACGGACATCCAGACTGGAAGCACCACTTCCACATCTTTAAGAAGTGTCGAGATGTTTTTCTCGGTGAAGATCGAATCAAGGATCAAAACGAGGAATATCTTCCTGCCCTTCCAGATCAAACTTCAGCTTCCTACGAGATATATAAATCCAGAGCCACGTTTCTGAATGCGTTCAACAGAACCATAACAGGATTGGTCGGTTCGGTGATGCGTCGACCTGCATCTTACGAAGTTCCTGATAGAATGCAGGATTATCTGGAAGATGTAAACATGATGGGCTACGATTTACAGACGTTTCTTGCTCATGTCCTTCGTGAGACGTTCATCACTGGTAGATGTCTCATTCTTATAGATCGCAAGGGA